TCCGTCAAATGCAAACAGGACATATGTTAGGTTATCAAAGAATACAAGCCGAAATGTATGGTCTCTCAGGACTACAAATTGGAAAAATGTGTGATTGTGATTTCCCTCCCATAGGCATGAGTTCTGGTTCACCAGGAGAAACTGGCATACCAGATTCTAGGAAAGTGTGGCCCAACAGAAACAACAATAGATGGATGGTAAGTAAACTCGGTCATCATTTAGTATCAGCGGCCAACAAACCTGAATACACCACCACGGTAGAATTAGTCAATACATTTGCCGAAACAGAGAAAACTCTTCCTGTTTGGGGTGCCTTAGGTTCTGGTCCAGTAACTGCATAAAAAAGGGGACCCGAAGGTCCCCATATCGTAGTTGCCTCACGATTAATTATGCTTCATCAGCCAGTTTTGAAAAATACTGTAGTGTTTCATCAGTAGATTCATCTGTCCCAAAAGCCTTATCAGCTTGGACCTCACCTTCGGATTTCTTAGGTTTGGAAAATGTTTCTACAGTACCCTTAACGGAAGTACCTGTTAGTACCTTATTCAACTTCTCTTTCAACTCATCATATGACTTGAAATTCTTTACATCAGAAAACTCTTTGAGACCGTGCAACTTTTCATTGTACAGCTCTTCCAGTTTTGCATCTTCACCATCATATAGTTCTGAAGGACTATCAAACTCTGACTTATCATAGTTCCAATAGCCATCAACTTTTCTGATTTTAAGTTTGAAGTTAGCACCCTTCCAAAAATCGAATGGGTTTAGTGCTTCTTCATCTTCAAAAGCAGGATTCATTGCTTCAGTAATCTTATCAAAGATTTTCTTACCAAAACGGAATAGACGGACTGTGCCATCATTCTCTGGGTGTTTTGGATCACTTACAACTAGAACATTGGCAAAATACTTCAGGATACGCTTCTGTTTACGAGCAATCTCCTTATCAGCTTCATTACCACTGTTCCACAACTCTGTATTATATTCTGATACAGGGTCATTCTTACCAATAGTTGTTAAACTATTCTCAATGTACCAACCACCTGGACCACTGAAAGCATGGCTCCAAATACGGACCCAAGGCAAATCTTCACCGGAAGGTTGTGGGAGGAATCTGATTACTGCATAGCCGTTGCCGGACTTATCCAAATCAGGTTTCCATTGTCGGGCATCTTCAAAAGAGCCACTGGCGGGGGCACTAATTTTATCCAACTCTTGTCGCAACTCAGCGAAAGAACCAGACTTCTTTTTTAAGTCTTTAAAACTCATATTTCATATCTCCATATTAGTCGTATGTTTACAACGATAACTTGTATAATCGCTATCGTATCTATTTATAATAACATTATTTTTAAGCAATGTCAAGCTTTTTTGAAAAAAGTATATGGAGGTCCGGCCGGACCTCCGTATACCGTAGTCAAGCTTACGAGTCCTTCTTTGTGAAGATCCAATAAATGACGCCAAGTGCGACTAGACCAACTAGTCCCTGGCTGCCCAGTGATGCCACTAGGCCAGTTATGTTCCCGATGACATCTACGGGTAAGAATACTACGGTATCTCCGAAAAGAACCTGTAGCACTACAGCTAGAGCGATCAACGAAACGGCAACTCCTGTTACCTGATTGATCCATCCCTTTACTGTTGTTACTAAATCACTAGCCATTGGTTATTACCTCCTTTGGTTTGTTTTAGTGAAGCCTATCATACATTTCATCTTGTGTAATGTATTCTAGGTTAGGAGTGTTTTTCCACTCCTCGATTACTCGACTAATCCTATCATTACTTGATATAGGTTTAGGATTAACCTTGTAATATGAAATCTGTGGGAACTTATCAAAAATAAGCTTATGATGATCTATCCAATTTACAGGTGGGACTTCGGAACCCCCCTCCTCAATATAACAATTAGTTCCTTTGTATATATTGTTTACGTTTTCTCCTGTTTCTGAGTATAAGTCGTGTCCGACTAAATAAACTTCTTTTGGATTGTCGAAATGTGATGCAAGAACATTCGATAATGGGCCGGATGAGAATCCATAATCACTTCCTCCTGGTAGTGTTCTTGCCGATAATACTTTATCTTTAGGTGCACACCAAGTAATCCATAAACCCGCTCGGTTTTCACCTAATACACTATTTATGTCTTCCAGTTTTGTATCAGGCCATCTTTTCAGATAATCTTCGCGAATTTTTAACATTTTATCTAAGTCCATACCACTCAAGGTAAACTCATCCCAACCCGCAGGCCTAGGACTTTCATGGATAAAATCTTGGATATTATCTAAGGTTTCTCTAGTTATGTCACTGGGTCTTACCAAGAAATTATAAGCTTCAACAGGCAACCTGGCCCAATCCCTAAAATATGTCACATTATCTAAACAATAGCCAGAATTATACACCTCAAACCCCATTTCAATATCAGTACACACTAATCGGTCTGGAGTCCAGTCACGGTAAAGGGCATTAGCACCCCATACAATACACTTCTCTTTAAGCTTATCAAGGTCTAAACCCGACCTACTTTCACCATTACCGAGAAGAATAACTTTATTCTGTCGATTCATCTTCCGGCTTGGTTGGACTGGATTTGTAGAAACCTTCACCTTTAAGATGAAAATTCGGAGCACCTGGCTTCTTTCCCAATGTTGGTTCGCAACACTCTGGACAAAATGTCAATGTTGCTGTATCTTTTAGCTGTAGTACATCAATAATTTCATGGCCACAACTAGAACACAAATAATCAAATAACGGCATTATTCTTCCCTCAATTCATTCCAAGAAACAGGAAAATTCTCTCTAACAATCTCATCAATCTGCCATGCCACTTCTTGTGTTTCTTTCTGAGCATCGGCTTTACATCGTAGATTACAAATTCTAGCAAATGCCAATACACTTCCTGTCCACACCCATTCTGTATAGGTGTTCTGTGGCAATATCATTCTTGCTTGTTCTGGCGTCACACCGGCCTCAATCATTTTATTGTATGATTGTACAGCATCTCTACAAACCCTTCTCAGGGCCGTGCCAGCTCGTTCCTCCCTATCAACCCACACAATAACTTCATCACTACTGCCTTGCTTCTTATCTGTTGGTCGGCCTCGCCATACCTCAGGGAAATAAAACTCAGGCTCACTGTCAACATAACGGCGGCTTACCTCGTTCCAGCATAAGCCCACTTGGTGCTTCACCAACTGTCTGGCAACAAAGATAGGTGCCTTGACTCGTATTTGGATTGAGGTATGTGCAAATGGAGACCAATGATTATGCTTGGCAAGATATTTGATTAGTTTCTTATCTTTATCAGACAACTCATAGATACCCTGAGCAGGTATATGTTTTTGCCATTGTGATTTATTACCAAAAGAAACTCTTGCGGCATCAACAACAGATAGGTCAGTGCCCAGCTTGTCTAAAAAGGTAACTTCCATGATTAGTATTTCAGACTGACAGTATCCAATACGGTAACAGAACCATCATGTATACTATCAATCCAATCATCTTGGTGTGGACCGTCCCCAGCAGACACATCTATACACTCTGGTCCTTGTAAGTGGTAATCTGCCCCTTCATTATAGTCGGGTTGTGGTTTCCAATCTTTATTATATTCATACTCATTTATTGTTTCTTCATGTATGATATGGTCACCTATCACTTCTACTTCAACAACCTGCACATCCCTTTCTGAACCTAAATCACAGAGTTTATCATATGCATCTATCTTTGTATAAGCATCAACAATATTAACTCTCTTTACCAATTCAACTGTAGTAATAACCCATTTAGTCATCAAATTACTCTCCATTATCTAACATATTATCAATTCTTTCTTTGAGTTCGGCCCGTTCCAGTTTAACTTCTTCTAACTGCTCTACCAGTTCTTCACTGTCAGGGTTTTCTCTCACAAGCTTTTTGAGTTCATAATATTGTTTTGTCAATTCACGATATTCATAAGTATCTATTCTGAGATAGATTTGTTGTTTCATGGTCTGCTGTTCTTTAGCATCCACATATCTGTCATCAATTAACCAAACGCCTGTAATAAATGTAATAACTAGGGCGGCGCTACCTAGTGCCTTCATCACCTTCATAATCTTTACCTATAATATAATTTTCTACTTCTTGTAAGCGGTCAAAACTTTCACGGGGATACCCTTCAGCAATACGTCTAGCATATGCCTCTTTATAAATTCTTTCTACTTCCAAATGATTAGTGGCCCACATAAGGCGGGACCATTCATCATCAGTAAATTTTAATCTATCTTCCACTTATGGTTTCCAATAATCAAAATGCCTCTGTCTTCCTTCCTCTAGCTCATCATCCATTTCTGTCTTAACTATTCGTAATTTAGGTCTATCAAAAAATGGAGCAATAGTATTTCTGGAATCTTGAATTCTAGATGAGATTCTTATTTTTTCACTTTCTCTTTTCATCACAAAAATTCTGTTTAGTACATACTCTATATAAGTCATACTCCTATTTAGACTATTTCGTAATACGGACCTTCCCAACCCCATTCTTTGGCATCTGTAGTTCTAATCCACTCATACTCGCTTGTTAAAATTCCTTGGCGAGAATCGTGCATAACTACAGTAATGGGAATTATTTTACCTGTTTCTGTATGTTTTAGGTTTAACTTCTTACCTCTACGATACAGTTTAGGTTGTGTTTTTGGTTTCTTCACAACAAAAGAGGTGGACTTTTATCTCCTATCCTCTCTTACTTGGTTCAATTCATCTTTCCAATTACGCTTACGATACTTCTTTTGGTTGTAACGTGAAACAAGATCATCAGACAATTCTTGTAATCTGGGCAAACAAATATCATCAGCCCATCGTGTAAGTTCAGCATTATCAAACTCCAACTTACGGACTCTTTTCTCTGACTGTTCCAATTTATAAGACAAATGGGCAATTCTTCGCTTTGCCTCATCAATATAGGATTCTTTTTCTTTTACCTGTTCATTCATAATCAGTAAGCTCCTTCACTTTATCTAATGTAATCAACCTAAATTTATTAGCTGGTACTTTTAAAAATGGCTCATAGTTTTGTATCAATTTACTCAACTCAGGCCACACAAATTTTTCTTGTATCTTAATGTCAAACACTTCCCGGAATCGTAATAACCTTTCTAGTATCACTAAAGTTTCTAATGTTATTTTATTTCCTAAAAATGACTTTACTATTCTTGGGTGTTTTCCTTCAGTACTATTAAATAGTATATCAAAATTTTCAGCTGGTGTCAAGAGTTTTTCCAAATCATTGCTATAAACATACTCTAAACTTTGATTTATCTTTTTGTGGGCTGTCCAATTCTTTTTATTGAAGTCTCCAATCCACTCAACACCACGAATAAAATTAGCCAAATAATATTCTAAAATTTCTGGGTCTGATAGTTTGGTGGATAAACGGACAAACTGATATTTGTCTTTGCGTTTCTCAAAAGCCTGAAGTGAAGCATTAGTTTTAGCATTATACTTGTAGTAATCATACTCGCCTCCAAAATGAAGTTTGAGGGCTAGATAATGCTGATAAGCTTCAAATGAGTCCATATAACTCACAGAGGTAACGAGCTGGTTTTTGGTAAGTAATTCAATTCTTCAGCATCATACTGTATCTTTTCTTTCATCGCCTTGTCCATCCAACGAGTGCAAGTATGTGCTTCCAAACCATTCTGTTCACAATAATACATTATAGCTTCTAGATGGGTCAGGCGTTTAGTCCTAACCAAATCTTCTATAATGATTGTAAATTTTTTAGGTGTAATTTTAGTTGCCATAATAATAATCTCAAAAATAAAATGCCCCTTTTTGGTAACAAGGAAGAGGCGACTCCCCGCGAAGTTATTACGCTGCTAGCGCATATTCTCCGTAGTAGTAATCGTCATTTGCGGTTACTTTAAGTGTCAGATTCCTCGGATATCTTTTCGTTCCGTCCGTCGATACTAGTCATCCCCAATTTTCTGCGTAACTCTAAAATTCGGCCCCATTGTATAGTTTGTGGTTTTAAATTCTCTGGATAGTTTTCAATATCTTTTTCAAGCCTATCCAGTTCCACTTTAAACAATGTGTTTCTCTCGTCTGGCACTTCACCCCAGCCAATGCTTCTAGACCATTCATTTGGAGTATAGTACCATTCAGGCACTCTTTCAATCTGCCCATGGACATTACTGCCCACAAGAGTATTTTTGGTGGAGATGGCGGGATTCGCACCCGCGTCCGATCCGTCTACTAACATATCGTCATCAGTATCTTTCACACAATTATTTATAAATCTAAATTATCGTAAAAACTTTCCATCACAACTTCAAGCTTATCCAAATAATCAGCAGTTTTCTTTTCGTAGATATCAACTCGACCATCTTCTGCTACCATCATAATAACAATATTGTCAATACCTATCTTTGTATTCTCCTCATACATAGAAGCATACGCTGCACATTGAATAAAATAATCTTCTATCCATTCCTCCTTCTTTGGGGTTGTAGTTGTCTTAAAGTCAACCACCGCCAATGTGTCGTTATACACACCAATGAAGTCACAGCGTCCTGCTACCTTATATTTGTCCGAATACATAGTCTGTTCTTGTAACATAATCTTACCTATCTTTTCATCTAAGTAAGATTTCATTTCACCAAACATACACCAGGCTAAAAAGTTCTTTTCCTTATGATCGCGGGATTGTATTTCGGTAAGACTGTGAGAATTGTTTAAATAATCTTCCACTATATAATGGAAAGCCGATCCTCGCCTGGCTGCTTTACCAGAAATAATAGCAGCTTGCTTTACTCCGACGCGTTCACGCCATTGTTGGAGTCCCTTTTCTTTACCAGGTTGTTTAGACAACACGGTAGTTATGGAAGGATATTTCAACCCATCCGGAGTTTCATAAAACCGGAGGCCTGCAATGTTATGTACTTGCAGTTCCGGAAACTTAAAAGTATTTTCAATTTGAGTATTCATAATATAATTATCTCACGGTTAAGGTTATTTGTCAAGCCTATTTTCTTTATAGTTTTTTACTAATTCTGGTTTTGTTATCCATGCAACACCACCAGTTACAGAAGAATATGTCTTATACTCAAGTTTTCTAAAATTATCTTTGACCTTTTGAACACTAATATTCCTTTTAACTTTTATATGATAGCCTCTATTATTTTTTTCTGGATAATCTTTAACTGTGTTAATTGAAGCACCCATAACAAAAAAATCATAATTATCTTTATTTCCAAATTCCCAATGTTCAGTCTCTTTATAAAGTTCTGGTTTGAATCGTAAACATTTACCTTCACTCTTTTCAAAAACAAAAAACGAACATGGAACATGATAACTTTCGTTTTCAATAGTAAAAGCATCTCTTTGCAATTTTACGATATGTTTCAATCTATAATCTTCTGGTACATATCTTTGCATAGTATGTTTATTAAAAACATCTGGTAATATAAATGCTATAGTAAAAACGTTGCTGAAAGAAACTGAATACTCTAAAAACTTTCTACTTAATCTATTCCTTAACCCAAACGGTGGATTACCTATTATTAGAACTTTCTCATATGTATTTGGTATATTATACTCAAACCAATCTTTACAAACTATATCTGGAGCTTCTGGTAATATATCTATTCCTATTTTATTAGGATGATTTATTTGATGATAAAACGCACCATCGCCAGCAGAAGGCTCTATAACAAAATCATATAGATTAAAATCAATATACTCTAGACATTCTTTTACAACTTCTTTTTTTGTGTAAAATTTATCAAAGTCTTGTTTTTTAGAGTACACCTTTCTCTATACCCTCATAAGAATCCACACGATACATTTTTTTCCATCTTTCAAATTCTGGATTTCCTTCATTACAAGTAATTCGTAAGGCTAATTCTACATTTTCATTTGACTTATTTACAGATTTAGTACCATGAGCAGCATTAGCACCTACACATTCTTCTACCATTTGGTCATGTGTTAATAAAAACTTAAAACTTTCATAATTTGATAGG